GTTGCTACCTGTGAATTCCCGAACTGAAGGGCAGGTACATTTTGAGTGTTGATAGAAAGAATCTTAATAGCCTCATTCATAATTTCATTCAACTGAGGCTCTTTCCATTCTAAAGTCACAGTTCCTGACAGGCTTGGCTTCACCGGGCGACGCAATACATCAACTACGACGGGTGAGGCGAATGAAGCAGGAAGCACTTGCATTTTAAAAGATGTAGACTTATTGTAGTCGTACACACGAGCAATTGGTCCCGTTAGTGACGGGTTATGAATCTTGCTGTCCTTGCGGTAGTGGAACTCTTCTTCGTTAACAATGTCTATTTCGACATTACTAGATGCAGCTGAAACGATTGACATCAAATCAGTGGTAAGAGTAAATGTTGCAACTCCAGTAGATGGCGTCGCAGTGATTTGAGACTTGAACGGGTAAAGAGCCTCGTCGACTGTACTTGTGATTCCGTAGGCTGCTCTTGGGACTGGACGACCAGGTTGATACTCTCTTGTATTACCAAGATAATGTCTAAAAATAGACATCTGAGCCCTATCTAGTGCAATGTCTACCTCTGCAGAAGATACGTATCCAGCGCTGTCTTTATCTAGGACAAATAGGATGTAATCATGTATTTCTTGGATAGTCACTTCACCTGTATTTTATTAGACAAATATACGAAATTGTCAATACAGCGTGATGTATGCAACTGCACTAGCAAATGCCACAAAGAATCCAGACATGAATATATCAGCCTTATTTACCGCTTTGGCGGTTGGCTTGACAAGAAGCTTGCTATTGAGGTAAGTAATGATTGAATCTTGCTTAGCCAAGGATTGACTTGCTTGATGATACTGATGATATTTGAACTTGTAAGCTTCATTGTATGCTTTTATTGTTGAATCCATTGACAGGAATCGCTGGTTCATAGCGACTGCCTGCGCCTTAGTCATTACGACTACTGTGTCGTTACCTTCTACTCGTTGAATCGGATACGCCGATTGCGAGTACATCGAAAGGCTGCACAGGAGCAGACTTGATAGTAGTAATCTCATTTTGCATCACTGTTACTTGTTCAACGAGCAGTTCCTTCTCTTCCACAAGAACTTCTATAGTCTCCCTCATCTCGCCAATCTTTTCTGATACCTGCTGGTCAACCTTTGCAGAAATTACGCTTGCTTGGCGCATCGTTTGATTGGACTTTTCGATAATCAAGTCAACCGGGTCAACTGGTTTCGTTGGTTCAGTTTTCTTGGCGACCAAGGCACCAACCATGATGCCTGCTGCAATGAGGAGAACTGTACGTGTCATTTCGTTTGAAGAAGCATTTCGTTTTTAGCACTGGTATAAGCAAGGGCTGAGTCGAGCCTTCTAATGTGTTCGGTGTATTTATCCACCTTCACCTCTAGCTCAGAAACCCTTGTTTGGCATCTGTTATCCACCTTGCTGTTCATCATCTTCTGGTCTACATACAGGTAGCCAATTGCCACTAGGCCGATGAATGCGATTGCTGCTACTGGGTTCTTTTGAAACTGGTCAAAAGATACGGGCATCTTCATTTTTTGGAGAATATCTTACCGGCTTCAGCAATTCCCAAAGAACCGATGGTTATGATAACGAATGAATTAAAAATTGTGTCGCTAATAACCAACTCTTTTCCGATAATGCCTGTGACAATATCGGCGCCAGCAAAAATACTCATAACAGCAAACGAAAGAAATCCAATGATGGTCTTCTCATTCCAGGTATTGTCGTCCTTAAAAATGTCTACGAATTTCATATTCCGTTTGTTTAGACAAAGATAAGGAATAGACATAAAATTTAGACAATAAAAAAACCCCCTGACCGGGGGCTCTTGAAAGGTTATTATCCCGCACTCAGGGCTTTACAACCTTTAATTCCGGGGTTTCTTGCTCCTGGACGGTGAACTCACCAGTCTCAAGGTTGAGGGTTCCGTGGCCGTGCTCTTCGGCAAGTTCGTTCATCAGAGACTGAATCTCCTCACCGCTCTTGCGAAGTTCTGCAACGAGGGCCTCCTGACGTGCTGCGAGGTCTTTCTCGCTTACGTAGAGTGCACCAAGTTCCATCTGGATTTGTTGCTGCTTAGCACGAATCTCACGTGCAGAATTTAATTGGGCTTCAGAAATCTGTGCCATAGTGAATTAAGATTTGGGGTTATTGTTTAGCAGTCTACAGCGTCTTCGTAACCAGCCTGAGCCTTGAGGTGGTCGTAGGCTTGTACGAGGATGTCAGCAGATTCAGCCTCGAGCGTAGGCTCAAAGTTGAAATGCGTGCGGTAGATAGGTTCAGCGTGCGCCTCACGAGTCTCCTCAGATGCGTAGGTAGCTACTTCGTAGTGGCAGAAGTTCTTCTTAACCCAGGCCTCGGTCGGAGGGGTAGGCATCGGAGGAACAGGATTGCCATCAGCGTCTACTGAGGGTTCTGCGGGTGCAGCGTATACATAGGTCTTTTGGTCGGTAGACTCGTACGTGAGACGGGTCACCTTGTGATAAGCGTCGGCGAAGGTGATGCCGAACTTGTCTACAGTTGCGATTACAGCCATTGTGATAACTAATTAGTGGTTACAAATATACAAAAACATTAACATCCACGGACGGCAGATATCTTTCCATCGCTTGCTATTTCATAAACGGATGAGCCAGACTTCCACCATAGTCCGCCTCCATCAAATGAAGAAGACAACGAATTGTCCGTGTATAGGGTTACGTTTACCGCTAATGAAGTGGATGATGAGTACAGGGTAATCGCATCGTACGCCTCAGCACACGCCTGACTCCAGTCGGCATATCCTTGCTGTCCATCGCCAGCCAAGAACGTGAAGGCTGTGGCGAATGAGTATCCGTAGAACTCAGACATAGCGTCAGGAGTAGACTTACCAGCGGTTGCTGAGAGCGAGCGCAAGGAGTTATTTCCCTGCGCCTGCTGTAGCTCCGTTCTGATGTTGTCGATGCTTATAGCTCCACTACTTTGTAAGGCCATCTAGCTTCGCTTTAAGTTCTTCAATCTGTGCTTGCTGCTCCTTCATACCTTCCACAAGAAGTCCAATCAGTTTCTCGTAGCGTACAGCCAAGAAGCCAGTGTCGTTGGTTCTTACTGCGCTAGGGATAACCTCTTGCACCTGCTGTGCGATGATACCAGTGTCGTGTCCTTCGTATCCGTGTGCGTGCTTGTACTCAGGCTTCCAGTCAAACTCTACACCAGTGAGAGACTTCACTTTGTCAAGTGCGTTCTCAATCGGGGTGATGTTTTGCTTTAGGCGCTCGTCAGAAGATGAGTATGCTACGATGTCGTTAGATGCATCAATACGTCCAGCTGTCCCAGATGGCGATACGTTGACACCGAGAGCTACTCCGTTTACAAGAACCTTCTTGTTGAGGTTAATTTGGTCAACAGCACCTGCGGCAATAACTAGCTGGTTAGATGAGTTGACAAACATCGCACTAACAGAAGAGTTGCTAGTGTTGTAGATTCGGTAACCCTTCGTGTTATCAGAGTGGCTATTTACTAGGAATGTAGGAGAGGTTGTAGCGGCAAACGATACTGAATCAGTAGTTCTAACCCACTGGTCCATATTCCAAGCATACGTATTTTGATTGGATGTCATTATTTCTGTCCAAGCAGATGTTGTGCTACCCCACTTGCCACGAAGCCAGTATCTGTTTGTAATAGCATCTGCCGCACCAACCATCATCCAACCATATCCAACACCTGATGTTGCGTAATGCTGTCCAGACACAATACCTTGTGCGTGAACATATCCAGACCCCTGTGGGTGGTCAGTGTTTGTGCCCCAGATATCCCAACCAGAAAATCCACCCTGCCAAGCATTTGCCCAATTGCCGTGGTCAACACCCCAACCATTAGTTCCAGTCCAGTATCCTTCGTCGCTAGAATAAATAGTTCTATTAGTCCAATATCTTGGCATATTCCATCTGGTCCTAGTAGCCGTATTTAACTGATTTAAGTTAGAAGTTCCGTTGGGGTCTAGATAATATCCAGTATCGTTAGAATCATAGAATATTGGAGCACGAAGAGAAGCAGATGCTGTTGCGGCCCCACCAGAGTCTATTACAAAAGACCAAGTGCTTCCGTATCCTACGTTGTCAAATCTAAATGAGTTTGCGTTTGAGACATAGTTTCCTCCACTAACAAGCGTTCTAGACCCCCAACTATTTACTACACCAGCAGTACCTCCCTGATAGATGTATCCGCTTACGTGAGCATCACCAGATACGCTAAGCCTAAGGTCTGGAGTCGCACCACCAAGTCCGAGATTAAGAAGTTTTGAGTTGCTATTAGGGTCTACGTAGTACGCAGTGTCGGCAGAGTCATAGAAGATTGGAGCACGAACAGAATCAACTCCTTGGAGATAATTAGCATATGCGTATCCAGCGATACCACCATTAACCATAAATGCTAATGGGTGGTTAGACCAAGTTCCGACCCTACCAACGCCTTGGCCAGTGTGAGAGTATATTGTAGTAATAATACCATCACTATTGCTCTTTACATCAAGTCTTGCGTGAGATGAACCAGTTAGGTTTAATCTGGCATTCCATCCACCATCATTAGATGCATTAACATCACCAACAGATAGATGTCTAAGCCAAGATGTTCCTGCGAAATCACCATAATATGTAGTATCGGCAGAATCGTAGAAAATTGGAGCACGTAATGAACTTCCAGCTTGCAAGTTGTTATTAACATATACGTTGCCTTGACCAAGTGGGTCTGAACCATTGTTAACAGACATCACCTGAGACGACATATCGTAGTCAGTGTAGAATCTTACACCCTCATACCCTGCATTAGCTCCTATCTTAATACCAGTATGGAATGCAATACGGAGGTCTGGGTATGGATGGTTCCAAGCTCCAGGTTCTCTAAAAATTGCATATGCAGTAGATAAGCTGCTGCTGAAGTAAATACCATATGGGTGGTTGTCAGCTACGTCACCAGGATTTGAAAGATAGTATGAATTAACACGATACAGCATTGATGTGCTGTTTGGGTCTACATAGTAGTTGGTATCGGCAGAATCATAAAAGATAGGGGCACGAAATGAGTATGGTGAGTATGTATATCCACCATTTGATGAACCATAAACATAAAGAACCCCTGTGGCTCCTTGATTACTTGTTATTCTAAATCCAGTTCCTTCATATGCGTTTAATTCCTCCCAGTCATCGCTAGCATTCCACAAGTAGTGGTTGTTATCTCCGTTTGTTCTTAGGTATAATTTGTTGTCGTTAAGCCCAAAACTTCCAGTGATACTGCCGTATGGCACATACCTACCATCAGACTCAGATTCAGTGTAGTACCTATCATCGTGGGTGTGAGCAGATGGAGCAAATGTTGCTGGTTTGTTTTGAACACTAGTCCACTCTACAGAACCCGAAGACGAAGAGTATCCTGATTCGTCAGCGTAGGATACCGATTGAGATGCGATGTTTCCAGAAGTAATTAACTCTACGTAAGGTTGCCAACCCGCATCAACTTTATACCTATAAAAAATTCTATTTTCTGAATAAGGCATTACGAACTGACTATATCTATATTCAGAACCTATTTCAATAGTCTTAACATTATACCAGTTTGTCCCAGCTGGTTGCGTTCCGCCAATTCCTCCGTCATACTGATATAATCCTGGCTGCTTTACTGTATCAAGATTTAAAACTTGATATGCAGCACGCCCTCTTGCAAACTCAGAACTATCTAGGCTGTCTAGTGTGTCTGCATTACCAGCATTTGAAGCATAGTTTACTGATTGTGATGCTATGTTTCCAGACGTGATAATCTCTCTCCAAGGATTTAATGTAGCAGCGTCACCATCTCTAGTTCTTAAGAAAAAAGCATTGCCTCCTCCATTGTAAGACCCTCCCAACCACAAGTCATATCCTCCACCAGTGCTAAATCTAGCTATAGGACCATAGAATGGTGCGTTATTAGCGTAGGTAAATCCAGTGGAATTAGTGTCCATCGTATTAGCATCAAGGGTAAATCCTTGATAGTACATAATGTATGATGGCTTGCTTGACACATTACCCCAAGCTACTGAACCAGCAGAGGAAGCATAGTTTACTGACTGAGAGCCGATGTTGCTGGTTGTGATAGCAGTAGAAGCGTTTTGCTTTGCATCAAGTAGATTAGAGATGTAATCATTAGCCCAAGCCATCCAAATATTTCCATCCGTCGGTATTTCAAACTTGTTAGCCCAGTTGTTATCGTCAGATGTTCCACCATAGTAAAACTGCAATGCTGATGCGTGGTGAATTAACCACTTTGAATTATGCTGCGTGCTTCTAAGTGCTATAGATGGATATGTTCCACGAATAGTCAATTGTTCAGCGCCAAAGTCTCCACCGGCCCAGTTCTTGTTAATTCGTAAGTATCCATTTATGTATGAATTTGCCCCATTACCATAAGCAATATTCATTCCTCCATAAGTAGATAATCCATATCCAGGTGTATCTCCTTCACCTTGTCCCCACCCATTTGGGTGTCCAATACCTACTTTATTGTATAAGTGGATATATTCGTTAGTAAACCTACCACGGATTCCGTACAAGTTTAAAGACTCACCATTAGAGAAGTAAGTTATACCAGCAATAGTCTGTCCACCAGAAGTGGTTATGACATTAGAAGGAACACTCGTAAGAGCATATGTACTGATATTGTTTGCGTGGACTGCTACGTGTCCTCCAATGGTGGTTCCTAATAATAATGAAGCCATATTACTTGTTTTCTAACTTGTTTACTCGTTCCGTTAACTCTTGCACAGCCTTCAGCAAAATTACGCTAAGACGTTGGTACTGGATACCTTGAGGCTGTCCGTTCTCGTTGTACGTTACAACCTCTGGGAACAGCTCCGCTACCTCTTCTGCAATCAAACCAATCTCCTCCTCTTGTGAGGTAATCTTGGTGTAGGTCACAGGATTTAACTGCTCGACCTTAGCGAGTGCTGGTTCAAGCGGTTGGATATTCTCCTTGAAGCGGATAGACGAGTTCTCCGTGAACGTGCCACCGATTGTGAGACTTCCTGGGAACGTGGTGTTACCTGAGCCATCAAGTAGCGTTGCTGTTCTTGTTAGTGAAGAAAATACTCCAGTGTACTGTCTAACGTAGATAGGCTCGGTTCCGTCATCTGCCGTTGCAATCTCGAGGTATCCAGCGTTAGAGGCTGTGGCTCCTACGAGGATTCTCGCTTGGTCGTTGTCGCCCATATTGCCACGGACGAGTTCGGCGGAGTTGGTTCCAGTAACGGTTCTTACGACCCCAGCTACGGTTCCAGAAGACGTTACAAAGCCTTGGCTGTTTACATAATCTTCAGTGGCGAGACCCGTTAGTGTAACGTCATTACCTCCAGATATAGACAATAAAGTCTGACCCTGGTCCCAAGATAGCGTCTGTGCATCGTTGTCTGTATCGTAATCAGTCCACGTAGCCGTTAGCGTACCACCATCCTGCTGGGTTAGCGTAAGCGTCTTGGTTCCAGTTCCTGACACCGCCACCGCTGTGATTCTGTCGTTATAGGCGGCGTTCCAGTTGGATATGTTAGTAGATGAAAAGTCATCATTGTGCCATACTCTTCTCCAAGGATAAAATCCACCAGACTCTGGTCCATAACCTTGACCTCTAAAGTACAGAGCGTTATTGCTATAGCCACCAGCAATTTGAAATGCTGTATCAATGCCTTTTGCAACAATTATCTGACCATAACTTACAGGAGAGTTTGCGGGTTGGCCTTCAACATTATAGAAGCCAGAAGACATCAATGAGTTTACATCCGTGCTATATCTTGCTCCATCTTGTCTTGTTGCGAAGGTGCTTGCGTGTATTCCATCTACAGTGTCAGCATCAAGCCCAGAGCCAGAACCATCAGTGGCTGCAGTCCAAACCTTAGCGTTCTCCCAGTATAGAACACCATCAGTTCTCATTTCAAGAAACTTACCTACGTTGCCGCTAATGTGGAACGCAATACCAGTGGTTGTATTGTCGTAAGATTCAGTCCAAAGAGCAGCAGTAGTGTAGTTATTGTTGGTCTGTGCTTTTCTTCCTCTTATAGTATTGTATCCATAGATACCACCATAGTTTTCAAAAGCACCATCGTTTCTTAATCCTGCTGGAGTATAAACACCAGACGTATATTCACCAGATTGGTTAAGTCTAAGCCAAGAATCATAGGACGCTATTGTGTCTTTACTGTTTAAATGGATTCTACCATCTCCAGTGATTCTTGTGGTCCAAGTAGTGCCATTATGTATACCAAATGCATAACCTGCAGAAGGAGATATTCTGACATACATACCGTAATCAACGCCGCTAGCATTTACATAAAGACCCCAGTCATTACTGTTTGACTTAGTTACATACAATACAGAATCAGTAGAGGAGTTACCAGCGCCTCCATCAAATATTGCAGCACCAACTACGTGAAGCTTTTCAGCTGGACTCGTTGTACCAATTCCGACGTTACCGGAACTGTCTATTGTCACTCTTTCAGTCCCAAGTGTGTAGAAAGATGTTGAACCGTGAGTCCAAGTGCTAGAATTCTTGGTCGTTTGACCGATGGCTAAACCACCTTGTCCTGCGCCCGGAGTGTTTGGTGTATATGCTATTGCTACTTGCGTATCCCAATCCCAAGATGTACCTAAATTGATACTTGCTCTTGTAGAGTTTCCAATAACCCATAAGTTATCAGCGCTGTAACCACGAAGTGTAATTCCATTAAGAATTACTTGCGAATAATCTTGCGTAAGCCTTACACTTCCTCCTGTTATATCAAGTTTGTAATTAGGACTTGCCGTGCCAATACCGACGTTGCCAGCGGTGTAATTGATACTTCCTGTTCCAGAGTTCCAAGGTTGGAAGGTGGTAAACCCTTGACTCAATACGTAATCCTCAGTAGCTAGTCCGTCAAGCGTGATGCTGTTACCATTGGATATTGCAAGCTCTTTACTTGGAGCAGTCCACGTTAATACCTGAGCATCATTATCCGTATCGTAATCAGTCCACGTGGCGGTAACAGTTCCACCATCTCCCTGAGTGAGCGTAAGCGTCTTAGTGCTAGTTCCTGTTACGGCAGCAGCAGTGATTCTATCGTTGTAGGCTGTATCCCAGTTGCTCTTGTTGTATCCAGAGATAGCTTCAGCACCAGAGAAGAAGTCTTCAATCTGACCAGTGTTGTAATAATTAGCACCTACCCAAGTCTGTGTTGCTATTTCATTTCCGTTATATTGGAAAGAATTTGCTCTTACTATTACGTAATTCCAGTTACTGTCGCCAGCAGAAGCTCCACCAATATAGAGATTTTTATCTCCATTACTCACTGGACGCAAATAGTTTGTCCCTCTATCAAACTCAACTCCAAACCCAGTTAAGTAAGTGACTCCATCGTTGTTTCCAAAGTCTGAACGAACATAACCTTTAACGTGAAGCTTGGCTCCTGGACTCGTCGTACCAATGCCAACGTTGCCATTTGTATCAAAAACAGTAGTAGTTGTAGCAGCAGGCTGTATATAAACCTTATTATCTGCTTTTACGAATAAGTCTCCTCCGTTTTTAGACCAAATTTCATTGCTGTCTAAATACAGGTATGAGTCAATAATAACGGTTCCTGCAACCTCAAGCTTAGCTCCCGGACTCGTCGTACCAATGCCGACGTTGCCAGCATTGCTTAAAAACAAAACATTACTTATACCATTTGGATGCAATGATATTGGTCCGTTACTATTCCAAATGTTTAAAGCCTTAGCGCCTCCATATGATGTATATGCGGTTCCAGCTCTAAATATCTCTCCTTGGCCATCGTTTGTCCTTAATGCAATATCAGCGTATTGTGTTGTGGCTGTTGAGCCAAAGTATGACACTTGAGCTGTGCCTCCGCTAATGACATTAAGACCTCCTAACGTAATAGTATTAGTTGTAGTTGAGCCACGACCAGTAACAGTGGCTAAAGTGTCAGCCTCAGTAAAAGACGTGAGATATCCATAATCAGCGTGGTTGCCCCATCCATATGCCGTATCCCAGTTAGTAGCGTTGTATCCAGCAATCTCCAATTCTCCACCGAAGAAACCAGCTATCTCTGATTCGGTGTAGTATCTGTCGTCGTGGTTGTGAGTCGGGAGCGAGGTTAGGTAGTTAGGAGTCCAGTTCTTCCACAGGCCATCAGAGTCTCTGCGGATAAGCTGCCCTGTCGATGGTGATGAAATCAGTACATCGTGAATCTCATTGAGTTCAAAGCCATTCTGTACGTTAACGAAAATCTCTCCATTGTTAGACTGAACTCTCGTTACCACACCGATATACACCAAGTGTGCTGGGGCAACTGGCTTATTAAGCAATCCGAAGATTAGGTTTCCGCTTGTACCTAACCATACTGCGTCACCAGCGTTAGCAGTAGATGTATTAAGACCTGCAATAAGACCCTCCGTTACAACAAAGATTTGGTCGTTTATGGCGGCATTAGACACAGCTAAACCGATAACCTTAGATGATGTAGCTTCCGATGCGTTAGATGCAAGGCCAACAATCATATTGGTTCCATCAGCTCCAGTAATATATACCGCCTGACCTTTCGTAATCGCAACTCCAGCCTTAACTAAATGCTGAACCTTAGACACGTACTCAACAGTAGAGAGCGTAGTGTTTACCCAAGTGGTTCCGTTGTACTGAAGAATCTGTCCTGCCGTTGCGGTGGTAATCGTGACATCAGCAAGAGCGTCAATAGACGATGCAAACGTAAGGTAGTTGGGACTCCAGTTATACCACACCGGGTTAGGGTCCTCAGACCCCACAGGAATGCCGTAGCGAAGCAACTGACCAGTGGATGGTGAGCTGATTACAACGTCAGTTAGTGCGTTTAAGTTTGTAGCACCTACGGATATACTGCCCCAATAGGCTGTTCCGTTGCCGTCAGTCGCCAACACCTGCCCATTTGCTCCATCAACTATCGGCAGGGTATACTCCGTGTTGACGTTAATCTGAGATAAAAACTTCATAGTTTACCAGCCTAATATAGTATAAGCAAAGATAGCAAATAAAAAAGGGGTAGACTATTGCCTACCCCTTGGTAAAAAGACATCTATCCGTTATTAAGAGGCAGGAGCGTCACCCTGAACCGAGCCTCCCACAACGTCACCTGTACGAGTGGAAGCGGTTAGGATTACGTAGTATGCATTATTGGTCACAGGGGAAGCAAACGCAACAGTAATAGCGTTAACCGTGGGTCTAGCAACATCTACGTGAACAGTCTCCTGCGTAGCGTATTCTATAACTTGAGCCATTACAGCCTTAGTTCCAAAGTTGTGTGTAACGGTATAAGTATTTCCACTCTTTGTTACAACTCCAGTTTGAGCAGGGTCAAGAGAGAAGTGAATCGGTGCACCAAGAAGGTTTGCGATTGAGTTGAAGGTAGCCTTCTTAATAATACCAGTTTGACCGATGGCATTATCGTATACATAGAAGAAATCGTCCGTTCCAGGAACAACAGTTTCTACGCTACCAACGTGCAACTTCTGGTCTACAGTAGTGAATCGGTCAGCATCCTCGTCCCACAAGAATGATACGTTGGTAGAAGTACCACGCTCAACCTCGAAACCAGCATTCTGCGAAGGAGTTCCAGTCTCGTCAGAGTTCAACTTGATGATGCTGTCACCAATGTTTACCTCGTTAGAGTTAACGCTCGTAGTGGTACCAGTAACGATAAGGTTAGCCTGAATCGTGATGGTCGGGTTGTTCTCAAGGTCAACAGTGCGGATGATTGGAGCGTTCTCCAACTGACCACCAGCGCCCCACATAAGGATGTTGTACTGCGTGAGGTTGCTGTAGTTGGTAAGCTCAATTGCGTTAGCACCAACAGTAATACCCGAGTTAGCAGTAACACCTACGTTAAGAGTTACATCACCAGTAAGTTCTCCACCGCCAGTCAAACCATTACCTGCGAAGACGTCAAGACCAGTGTGGTCTACGTTACGGGTATTGGCAGTGTCAAGACCTACGGCATTAGTGGTTACGGTGATACCAGTACCAGCACCAACGTCAAGGGTTACCGAACCGCCAGAGCCACCACCAGTGAGACCATCACCAGCAAGTACCTGTTGGATATCACCTTTGATGTCTACCCAGTCTGTGCCGTTGTAGAAGAACATACTGTTGACGGTGGTGTCAAAGTAAATCTGACCCGGTACTGGGGTTCCCGGTGCGTTAAGTGAGTTATGAATTCTAGGCTCGATAATCTCGAGCTTATTCATATCAATTGGTGAGAAATAATTGATAGCCATAGTGCTTAGTTAAAGTATGCCTTGCCGCTAAAGGCTCCAGCAAAGGTTAAACGTACAGAATTGTTTGTTAGATATTCGACTTCACCAAATACGATGTTGTCAGTTGAGTCAACCACCGTTACCGATGCTCGTTTTCCCAAGTTGTGAGTCACCTCCCAAGTAGCCTCGGCGACCCCTTGAACGTGAGTGTAGTGAGCGTCTGCCTTTACAGATACGAAGTTCTTTACACCAATTTGCGTAGTGGGCTGCGGAATGATTACACTAGAGACGGCAGACGGTTCCTTGACAATAATTGCCGGTGGAACGGATGGTGATGTTACATCTATTTCCATTAGATAGTGACGTCTTCATTAACAACAAACTTACCACGAAGCCATGTATAGACTTGTCCTCCGACTGTTATGGCCTGTAGGTCATAGACATAATCACCTCCAGAAACATTCATTGTTGCTGCAGAGCCCGTCACGGTCATCGTGCCATTGCTTAACGCAATAATCTCATTGGTTAGCTTCGTAAATCTAAGGGTGGGGTTGCCTGTTTTTCTGTCGTGCTTCCTTACTTCCATCTTGAAGTCGGAATACGTAGTAAGGTTAATAGCAGTGCCAGTGTCGTCTGAGAACGTGAGTTCTAGACTGAATGTATCATTACGTCTGCACGTAATGTCTAACTGCGTGGAGATGTCTAAGTTAATCGAAGCCATAGTCTATACAAAACTACGAAATTATAGACAATAAAAAAGGTGGCCTAAGCCACCCTTTTACTCTGTTGCACGAGTTCGTCTACCTCGAGGCTTAGACTCATCCTCAGTGACCTCTTCGGGCTCTGGGGTAATCTTAGTCACGTGGTTACGTCCATAGATGATGCTTTCAAGCTCGTGGAATACTTTAACAGCGACATCATTAGACATGTACCAGTCTACAAAGAGTTGGTACATATCACGCTCAGAATGGCGTGGCAATGTGCAAAGAATCTGACTAGATGCTTTCCATACCCATGCGTTCTCAAGAGGGTTTCGTGCAATTATGTCACGAGACTCTGCACGACGTAGCGTGGCCATGATGTAGCGCTCACGACTAGATTGAGCTTCGATAAACCCTTTTGGGTCACGCTCGCACCAGTCAAGGGCTTTGTCCTTAAGGAGGTACATATCTTCAGCCTCGTTCCAACCTACAGATGCGGCAAATTCACGAAGTTCTTCTTCTTTCATGGAGGCCGCAATGGTGATGGCCTGAACACGCTGTAAACGCTGGTCTACACGCTGCTTTGCTTTTTCTTCCGGACGAAACACCTCAAACATTGGGCGAACATTGGGGTCACGGAATGGGTTGCTAGAATTATAGTTACTAATAAGCAAAAACTCCAAAATGTCTCGGTCACGAGCAGTTCTTGGGTTTAAACGCTTAAATCCACCCTCGTCTTTCCAGAATCCGATTTCATAAAAAGAAATCTTATCTCCAGACACAGAAGAAATTGCACCAATATCGTAAGACTGACCATCAACGATGATAATGTCCCGATTGGGAATTCTTTTATAAACAGGAATGAGTGGTTGAGATGGGTTGTCTGGGTCCATGCGGACATCCAGCAATTTAATGATTACCGTGTCAGTAAGGCGGTCTAGCCCGAACTTTTTTACGACCGATGAATCAAGGTTGTTGTAATATTTTGTGCTTCTCATGACAATTAGATTAGGTAAATCAAATTAAAAAGAAGGGAGGGGTTTCCCCCTCCCATCCATTGGTTTAGGCGAACTTGGCGATACCGAAGTGCTCGATGCCCAGAACTTCCAGACCTTGAGCTGATTCGTATACTGCCTCAAGTACGCTGCGGCCGTCGGTAGGCGTAGGAGCCAAACCACCCAACATCCACTCCTTGTACGCAAGGTTAGTGTTAGGTCCTTCGAGGTAACGTACACGCATACGGTCAACAGTTCCGCTACCAGCGTGAACCTTGATTTTGTCGTTCGGGATGAACAGAACGGTGTCAGTAGCATCAGCAATAGCAGCCTCACCAGCAACGTGAGAGAACTGAGGGAATGCCTTCATGATGAACTTACGACCGTACAGGCTAACCTGCTCCATACCGAAGTCTACAGCAGTACCAGCTACGTTCAAACGAACGCTAGTAACACCAGATGAACCAAGGTTCTTGAACAAGTTGTCCATTTGAATCTTAGCGCCAGTACCAGCGAACAACATGTACTCGTAAGGAGCACGAGTCTTGTCCATGGTCTTAACGATAGTTGCGAAGTCAGTAAGACCAGCAGAACCGAAAGAGTCAACACCAGCGCCGTCAGCAGCGAAGTCAAGACCGTCTTTACACCATTCTACAAGACCCTTAGTGAATTGGATGGGGTTGCCATCGGTATCAACAACTTGGGTTACAGCAACACCACCTACTTGACCAGCGGTCGTAGCAGCAGTTACATCGTTACCGAATCCAGAGAAGGTAGAAGCATTACCCTTACCGAACAACAGAGCGTAAGCGATGTCGTTACGGAACTTCATCAATGCATTGTGCTGGGCAGCGTACATGTAGTACTCTTGACCGTTGAACTGTACACTGATTTTGTTGGTCAATTCTACGTCAGTCAGCTGGTAGCTGTTCTTGAAGATTTGAACCTTGTTGCTGTACTTCTTAAGACCGTACTTCAGGCCAGCAGGAGCGCCAGAACCTTCACCATGGGCGTTAGAAATAACTACAACAGTAGCGCCGTCAGCGATAGACGTAGCAGAGCCGCCGAGCTTAACGATGTTAGAACCTTCCAAAGATGCGTTGTTCTTTACGAACCACATCGTGTTGTTGGCGGTGTCTACGATAACGTCTCCTTTGCGGATTTTAGCGTTGGTGAGGTTGTCACCAGCAGCCGTACCAGTAAGGGTAAGCTTTTCGTAAACGGGCTCGTTAACGTAGTTGTGGAAGATAGCGCTTGAGGTAGGAACCGAGCGGCGCATTCCCTCCATTACGTCGAGGAATGATGGGTCTTCGTTCTGAACATCCAGAACTTGTGACAGGATTTCACGCTTATCCAAGAAGTGGATAGACGAGATGAAGTTTTTATTGTAGCTCATTTTTTAAGCGTTTTTTATTTTCTTTTTTGGTTAAGTGCTGCATCGAGGAATGCTTGCGTCCAATCTTGAGCTGATTGCGGTGACTTAGAGCCAGCGGTCGGAACCTCTGGGTTTTTGAGTGTACGTTCCACATCTCCTACCCCGACTGTCTTGCCGTGGTTCAAGAGACTTCGCTCGTATACATCAGGTTCTAAGGCAAACGCCACAACTTTATACCATTTTGCTAAATCAACTTCGCCTTCCTCATTCAGAAATAAGTTAAAAAACTTGGAATTGTCCTTCGTCATTTCCATGACTTGTTGGGGATTATCAATTTCATAATTGAATTCCTCACCGTCAACTTCGATTGTTACAGACTTAGACTGTAGCAGTTGCTGCGTAAGTGAATCGGTTTCAACCCGACTCGCCCACTGTTCCGCAAGCTGTTGACTATCATCTTGACCGTCATTTTCTGGCTCGAGAAACTTAGACTGCTCAGACTTGAGCTGTTGACGCAGGGATTCCGCATCTTTCTTAAGAAGCTGCTTACCAAGTTCTACGTCCTCTTCTTCGTAAGAATCCTCGTCAAGGTTGTACTTGTCGATGACCTCACGCTTGTAGAGTTTGTTAAAAGCAGATTCAGATAGGTCCGAGTATTCGGAGCGCAGCTTATGTCTCATAAGCTCCATTGGCTCCATATTATCGTAGTCCATCTGCATTGCTTCCAAGAACGGCTTTAGACTTCCGTTCTTTTCGTAATACTCGACAGCGCTCTTAATAAAATCATCCTTGAACTGTGGAGCAGGAGCATCCTTTTCCGCAAGCTCAAGTAATTCTTCCAAAGAACTGAAACGGCCGTTCGTTGCCGTTTTAACGTATTCAGTAGGGTTAAAATCAGGAGCCACAGGAACTTCCGGGGCTGGCTCCGCTGCTGGCTCAGGCTCTGGGGCCACTTCAATAGCCGGAGCTGGTTCAGCAGGTGGATTTTGTCCTCCTATATTAATTACAGCGGGTTCTTCCGCAGATACTGGTACAAAAGTAACTTCATCAGACATAACTCAAATTTTTTGTAAAATTAGACAATTTGGAATGTTTACGCAATTATTCGTTAGACATTCTTGTAGATGCCAGCTGGGCCCTAAGTTGCTCCAGCTGTGCTTCGATTTCTCCTTTGAGTTTTTCCAACTCCATCTTCATGCCACCCTGAGCTTCAATCTTAGCGATGTCGGCTTCACCCTTGGCTGCAACAGACTGCTGCTGTACTGCGGCGTTCTGCTGTTGTAGGAGCATGGACTCACGGAGTTTTTCTTCCTTGCGCTTCTTAAGGCGATAAGCAAGTATGTATTGTGCTTTCTTCAGGTTGTCGCTATTCTCGATAAGAACAAGGTCTTCGAACTCAATAAGTCCAGCGCCAACATACTGACCGGCCATAGCCTTCAATTTTTCACGTTCAACGACGTCCGGCTTGTCTTCAATCTTGATGCCAAACTCACGGTACGAAAAGTCTACTCCACCAGATAGGTAGTCGATTGTTTCAACGCCTAGGGCAGTCTTGTATGCGGGGTGATAAGTCTTGAACTTAATCAAGTCTTGGATGCGAACAATTACAGTTTTTGCCACACGCTCAAGAATCATTCTGTCTGCCTGTACGCATGCAAACAGAGCGTTATTAGACGCCTCCTCAGCAAGTCTGGTTACATTAGATAATGTACGTGGGTCAATAGTGCTACCGTCTACGTATTCGTTTAGTCCAGTGATATCACGCAGCATCTGCATGTTTCTGGTAATGAGGTCAAAGTAGGTGGTTACGTCACGACCAAGACCGTTTTCAATCTCCTCGATAGGCTTGTACGGACTTGGATTTCCAGACGGGTCTAGGTAGCGATAGACAAGGGTTCCTTTCTTGTTAAACAAGTCAAGAACGTCCTTGGGGCTAAGCTCAGCTCCCCCACTACCGAGCGGGATGTTTTCAATAGCATCCAACGCAATCTGAATACCTTTAGGGCGTGCAATTGCAATAGCGTTCTGAAGCTTGAACCAGTTGAGCTGGATTGAGTCTGCGATAGGAATTACCTGCTCCATGATTGAAGAGGCACGCATATCATAGAACTCAGGAGCAAACAGGTGGTACGACATAGACGTTTCTGTCATGTTCGCACGCTCACGCTTCATGTTAGTGCACAGGCCGTAATCAAATAGGTACTCGGTTCCAAGAATCCATTTAGCCTTGTATACAACCTTGTAGTGAGTAGTAGTATAGTCATTTGCTTTGCGCTTTCTGTTTTTGTTGAAGACACGCTTGATTTGATTTCCACGCTTATCAATGCGGCTCTCAATGTCCATGCTGTTAACAGAGATAAACTCAAGGTCAAGAACCGGAATCTGGAAGCTATCATAGTCAGCTCCAACACCACGCTTAGGAGGCATGGCGCTTGGGTTCTGGAATGAGTTCACGAAACGCTCCGCAATATCATAGTATTGCTCTTCGTTAAATTCTTCACCAGCCTGTCTGCGGATATCTGAAAGGCTCATCATGCGAAGCTCACCAACGTGCTGCGCATCGCTAAAGTCACGATTCATGCAGTACGAGGTGATTACGTTCTCCGGACGCACGTGACGAAGGCGCACTACCCCATCAAGCACATACTCCTTTACTCCACAAACTCCAAAGTCAAACGAGTCTTCGAGCAACCTGTTGCGAATCTCGTCGTAGTCATTAATGTTGAGTACGTTTTTAATTACCTCTTCAATCTCTTCTCCGAGCTTGTGCTTGTAACTAAAGTCCATGTGGATTTGCAACTCCTCCATGTCACGAGGGTCCCCGTCTTCCATTTTAAAGACATCCTCTTGCGCTAGTGGAGAGTTCATGCTCTGAAGCTCTGAGCGCATTCTAATCTTTACCTCTTGCTTGGCCTTATAGCCTTGAACTTCCTCTTGCGACATAATGTCGATTGGGGTAGCCGTAATGTTGTAGGAGCGCTTAGACAGTTTGGCAAGTGCAAGTCGACGGAACCGGGAAACCACAGGGAGCACCGACCAGTCTATGTTTAGCCATGAATCGTTTTCGCTTTCAGATACGTCAAGCATTCGCTTGTACTTGCTGATGGACTGAGTTCCCATTGCGTAGTCACGAATGGTAGCGTATGTGTAACGGGCACCGTAGAAGATTTTGCCGTTCATGCCGTTAAACTCTTTATATGCCGCCTTGACATATGCAAGAATCCAATCTCGATTTTTCTCAGAGTTTGGAATCAAGTGCGATGGATATCCGTACTTGCTCATTAGTAGCGTCCTTGAATTTGATGTTTTTTAAATATGTCCGAGATAGACACTTTGATTTCTTTCCTCTCGAACAGTGTGTTTTTGTCGGCCATGAGTGCGTACCCAAAAGCCATTGCAGCGTCAAACTTTGTCGTTTTTTCTACCCTAAATTCAAGCAAGTCGTTAATCAAAGATTCGAAGTACAGGCTACTAGCATGGTTATAGACGTACTCCTCCATGTATTCAGCCAATTGTCTATTGGTACGCTCTGTGGCGTGAATACCGTGCTTTCCCCCTACTTTCATTACAAAGGCATCATAACCCATCTCACAAAGGTACTGAATACAGTTTACTCTGTTTCTTTCGATTAGAGCGCTGGCACCATAATAATGTATGAGTCTAATCATGTCTTCGTAGAACATCTTAGCCATGGCCGGTCTATGGATGTATTCCGCAACCGGTAGACCGGACACCTCGTCGAATGCATCAAACTTCTTAAACACATACGCAGCACCCTTAGACCCACGGTCGTCTACTGTTTGGTCAAGGTCATAAGGGTCAACTCCAGCAACATATTTGACACGCTCACCGGGCGTTCTTTTGCCGTTACGTTCGTTTATGGCGTTTGGTTTGTCTGGGTGTTGCAGTATTTTATACTTACCGTTCGGGTCTAACACGAATACAACCTCATCCTTTTTTGCTGGGTCCTTCCATATTAGGTTGCCAATCTGTGGCTGTGACGGTGCCCATTGGATATGCTCAAGCTGGTCATTGAGCTTCATAGCATCGAATAGACATTCATCTCCGTCAGTTCTGAACGCCTCCTCTGGTGAGAATGGATTCTTACGGATGTAGCTCGATAGGGACTTGCTGTCGCCCTGTAGTGCCTTTCGCTCGCTGAGGTAGTATAGTTTGGAGTCTTCGATTTTCGGAATTCCGTACTCATCGAAGAATAGCGTCTCGTATGATGGGGTGAAGTATCGCCACAACCCACTAATTGTCCGCCCAGATTCAGTCAGCTTTGTCTGGTCGCTGTTTCTCCATAGCTTTTTAAATCCATCACCGCCGCCAGACATTTCTTCTACAGTAGTGGTATACAGTGCCTTACCAATAAACTGTCCGTCCTGCTCAAGACAAAACCTTACAACCATGTGACGTTCCCAGATGTCTACGTCTTCCAGCTTTCCAGCCTCATCCGCAACATAGCGATGCAATTTTGCACCATCATACGCAAACAACTGGGAGTTCCTCCAGTCAACCCACGATTCAAGTTCAGGCATACGCTCGTACGCTGCGTCTACACGTCCACGCTTTGTAGTCTTGTAGAATCGAAGTTCTGATGTAGGGGTTACGCCCTTAGCTTGGTCGTAGACGGGCTTAAAAAAGTCCGGAAGGTGCTTGAAGGGGTTGATTACTGCTTTAGCGAATACGTTTCGCTTGGCATCGTCTGCTGTTTTAGACTGGATACCGGCATATTTGTTTTTGCTTCGTGACGGCAGGTCGTACAGGAACACTCCAGAACGATATGTCTTGCCCTGTCGACGCTTAGTAAGCTCAACTACTCCCATGCACTGAGGTGACTCAATAGCGGCCTGCAGGAAGTAAAAGAACTTGCGGTCCGGGTCACGATACATTGGGTAGCCAATGTCAATCTTCCACCAGTTAAGGTACATGTAGTGCAGACCGGTCAAGTATGTGGCCTTGCCGTTGTTCATGAACCACACGCCATTTAGGCGCCTGTCCCACTCCTGTTGCCTGAATCCCTCGAGCTTTACGTCATAGAAAGAAGGGTCAGTTTCTTGCTTACGTAGCTCAAGCGAACGCAGTTTATTGTAGTCAGCCGGGAGCTCTGTCCTTTGCCACTTTTGCTCTTTACCCTTTGTAGATGAGCTAAGTATAGGCCGCTTTTCAATCTGCCCAGTTAGGCGATTGAATACGTGTCCCGGCGCTGGAGTCCAGCACTCGATTTCGTTGATTTCGTGCTTTACGCCACCTTTAATCTTACTATACATTTAAGTCAGCAATATCTTCTGGGGTGATGTTTTTGATTACGACTTTAGCAGCTAGCTCTTGGTCGCCTTGGTAAAGCTTGTCATAGTAAGCTTCTAACCGCTTGTTAATCTCGTCCATGTCGTTCATGATTTTGGACTTAATCTGTAGGGCCTGCAGTAGGTCTTTGTCTCGCTCCTCTTCTGTTTTAACAAGTAGTTTAGACTGGTACTCATAGAATACTTCCTCGTTAGACACAATCATAGACCACACCCTGTTGTTCTGATGTTTTAGAAATCCGTCTATTGATATAATAAATAGTTCGCTAGACATTTCTATCATTGCGTCTTCAAGGGGTTGCATCTTGGCCAGGCCAGACAATAGTGAGCACTCACGCTTTCGCTGCTCGAGCTCTGGATAATGCTTTTTCATTGGAGACGACTGGTCGTACATATAGCATATGTACTTAATAATGGGAGTCGCCTTGTCTTTGTAGTTCTTGATGATTGCATCAAAGCCACGTAGGCTCCGTATGTTCGGCACACTAGTGATGTCTTTAACACCGTGCACCTTAAATGACATTGAACTAAACTCTGAATCGTGGAACATAAATTAAAATTTGTCTAACAAAGGTATGTCTAAAATGTCTAAATTTGTAGTATGAAAGCCAAGGAGCTAAAACGTAAGGGTGGTAAAATCCAGTACCATGGCGATTCCTTTGATGGTTACAACAAGCCAAAGAAGGCGCCCGCCGGTAGCCCAAAGAAGTACGTGGTCCTTGCCAAAAATAAAGCTGGCGAAGTAAAGAAGATTGGATTTGGTGCAAGGGGATATCAAGACTTCCTACAGCACAAAGACCCAAAACGAAGAGCAAACTTTAAGTCACGCCACAATTGTTCGTCTGAAACAAATAAGCTAACAGCTAGGTGGTGGGCCTGTAACTACAACTGGTAAATATGCGCTGCCCATCCTGTGATAAACCACTGGACGATAAGGACAAAGAACTTCAAAAGAAAAGACGAGGGGTGCCTGTTGGCTACTGCGGAATCTGCGCTAAGGAATACAGAAAGTGGTCAAATATTAAAAGGCGCTACGGAATAAGTAAGGAACAATATCTGCAAATAGTAAAAGAACAAGATGGAAAATGCGTTTTATGCCACGAACCCACGGGACCCAAATCGGTGGTCGACCATTGTCATGATACTGGCGTTGTGCGTGGCGTTCTATGTAATAACTGCAATGCAATCATAGGGTTCTCCAAGGAAGACAAAAAAATACTTGAACGAACAATAGAATACTTAAGCAAGTGGAAAAGAAAAGCAGAGTAAACGAGGCGGGTAACTATACCAAGCCCGGCATGAGAAAACAACTATTTGAGAGCATTAAGGCTGGCTCAAAGGGTGGCGACCCAAATCAGTGGAGCGCCCGTAAAGCACAAATGCTTGCAAAAATGTATAAGGCTAAAGGCGGAGGATACAAATGAAAGCCCCGCAGAAAAGTCTAAAGAAATGGACGGAGCAGGAGTGGACCACTTCTGACGGTAGTCCGAGCGAAGGTAAAAAACGCTACTTGCCAAAAGCGGCATGGAAGGCGCTCACCCCAGCAGAAAAAGCAGCCACAAATGCTGCCAAGGCAAAAGGAGATGCCATGGGCAAGCAATTTGTAGCGCAACCAAAGTCTATTGCAAAAAAAGTAACCAAATACAGAAAATGAAACTTTCACAATACGTATCTCTGTCAGAGGTCACCAAGAGTGACACCGCAACTAAGCGTGGAATTGACAACAGCCCAACTCCTGAGCATCTTGAGAATCTAAAGGTTATCTGCACTGAGGTGTTTGATAAAGTGCGTGAGCATTTTGATGTTCCCATTTTCATCTCTTCTGGATACCGTTCTGCGGCCCTTAACAAGGCTATTGGCGGTAGCGCCACATCAGACCACAACCTTGGAAAGGCTTTAGACTTGGACCAAGACTTTAAAGGTAATGGAGTCACTAATAAGCAAGTGTTTGACTATATCAAGCAAAACCTTGATTTTGACCAACTTATCTGGGAATTTGGTAGCAATGACAATCCTGACTGGGTACACGTTGGATACCGTAAGGGTGCAAATCGCAAACAGATTTTGCGAGCAAAGAAGGTTGGCAGTAAGACTGTCTATGAAAAGATTTAACTTTGTCTAATGATGAAAATGAAAGTATTAACGCCGAGAATGTACAAGGAGATTGAGATTAAATCTTCTGACCTTGCTATGGCAGTAAAACAAATGGAGGCTGCCGTTAAAGCTTGTGGATGTACGCCTTTGTACTATGAGATTTGTGCTAAGTACGAAGAAGAATCTGAGGACTAGTGGCAAGTAAAAGCAAGAAGTTTTACGACGCCAATCCCCGCTCGAAGGAGCTGAAGAAGAAGTACGACACAGAGTACCATTCTACGGCTGAGCGGAAGAAGTACCGTGCGTTTCTGAATAAGAAGAACAGAGACGCTGGCACCTATGGCAATGGGGATGGTATGGACTACGACCACTCAGAACGCAAGTTTATTAAGAAGGAACGCAACAGAGCAAAAAAATGACCGGACAAGAATTCGAAGATTGGGTAAACGACCTCGAGGAGGCCAAGCAACCAACCTGCAATATTGAAAACCCCGAACAGTGTGAAAACTGCGGCAGCTAACGAGGCGTTCAACGATTGGCTTTTTCACTTCAACCCTTACAAGAGAGAGTGGAGTGCTTTTAAGCGTGAATACTCGAACGACTACTTCAACGGAGTAGATATACCTGAGGGGTCTATCCTTCGTTCTTCTGACATGAAAATAATCCTTCATTACATCAACTGGAATGGCGAAGTCTATAAAAAAGCGTAGTGGGTCTTCCATTGGTAAAAAGCGTGTAAGCGCTGACCGGGTGGCTACTGGAATATCAAATTTTGAAATCATCAACAAACTATGGCAAAAGCAGCAGTAGCCCAAACAAAGGTTCTTAAGAAGCAGGTATCACGTCCTGGCGTTCATGCCAAGACTAAGCAATCAGCTAACAAGGGCAGTAAGCTTTACAAGAAGGTTTATAAGGGCCAAGGAAAATGAAATGGGTAATCATCTCTACCCTTTTGCTGACAAGCTGTTCGGCAAACTGGCATCTTCAGAGAGCCATCAAAAAAGACCCGTCTTTACTTCAGACGAGGACTGTTGTCCATACCGACACCTTGGTGCTTCCGGCGAAGACGATTATTGATACATTAGAAGTTCCCACGTTAGACCAGTGGACGGCATGGGAGAATGATTCTCTACGTATTGAATTGTCTTTGGTAAAGGACTCTGTGACCGGCGTGGAGCGTATTGTATTTAAGACTCAGATTAAGGAGCAGGTCATAACCAGGGAAGTGAAGGTCGAGTGTCCTCCTTCGGTGCTTCCGCCTGCACCCTCTTCATGGCGTTCAAGGCTTTCAGTCTGGGGCCTTTTTCTGATTGCCATCGTGTTCTCTTATGGTGTTGGCTTCTTGCGAGGTCGAGTAGCTGCTTAAGGAATATCCTACCCCGGTTAGACACCCGATAGACTCCGTAGGAGTGTTTATTTAGGAGCTCGTGTTTGATTAGCTCTTGGATGTCTATGCTAGAAATCTGACTAAACTCGTCGGCTATTACATTGGTAAAGTTGATGAGCCCATCTTTGTCTTCTAGGTGGGAGCAGTAAAGCAGTGTGTCTATTGTTCGGCGTGGTATGGCGTGCTCTTTGTGCATTAGGTAGATACCTCTACGCATTTGGAAATATTCCAGTGCAGCATCTCCTGCCTGATTGATTATCGCAATACTTGACGGCATAGTTCCATAATGATTGGTCCTTGGTCTCCGAAGTCTTCATTGACAAACTCATCGTTAATGAAGTCGATGGCATCGTCTATCTCCAGTTCTTTACGCTTCATAGCTAGGTTGACCATTGACCAGTAGTCATAGACAAGGCATGGCTTAAGGTCTTGCTTAACGGCTATACCCACGAATGCTTCTTCCATTTCACTGATGGCAACTATGCCCTCTATGAATTCGTTATCATCCCCGAGTGTGTCGAAGATGTATTTGCGCAGGGTGTCGTAATCGTGAATTGTTCCGTACATGTTTCAAATTTACGATTTCCGATTATATTAACTAGTTAGTTAGTTAATTAGTATAGTTATATACTATACACATATATGTGGACCATTTTCGCATTTTGTACGGATTTTCCGGACACCAACCACAAAATATCCGGATTTTCCGGATATGTGTTACAACACGTGTACGGATTTTCCGGACACTGGTATTTGGATGTACGGATTTTCCGCACATGCTAAACGGGTACGTCCGGATTTTCCGGACATTAATCGTTCCACTCTTCGGTGCACCAGATAACCATCACGCCCCAACGGAGCCATGACACGCTAATCCAGTAACCTCCTTCGAGTGCTTTATCGTAGCCCAGAGACACGCATGGCGTAACAATCAGCGTACCCCATGACCTATACAGATGTGTTTTCATGGGATGAAGATAAAAAAAATTGTGACCCAGGCACGATTCGAACGTGCGACCATCGCATTAGAAGTGCGAGGCTCTATCCTCTGAGCTACTGGGTCATTTCGTTGACCTCAACGATATGATTATTCCTCCAGCCAATCTATGAGTGCACCATCGAGGTCCTCCTCGTGCATTACGTATACATCTCGCTTACCGAGCCTGTTCTCAAAGGCACATCGTGGGTGGAAAGACACCTTCTGTCCAACCATCTCTCTATTCGGATGTACGAGCACCGTACCCTGCCTTTCACTCTTAATGCCCTCAGGACGCAATTGGAGCCCTCCTGCGAGCTTTTCGGGTAGCGTGTGGGGTACCACTGCCACCGTGTCGTTAAAACTCTCCCAAATCAAAGAATTTTGCCTCTTCACGAAAAACACACTATCCTCTGGGACCAAACACTTCTCCTCACCATCAATAAAGGCCAACGCACCCTCCATCTCAATAACCGTATAGTGGAAGAACAACATGTCCCCTCTATTGATACTCGATGTCCTAGGCGAAGCATAAACTACACCCTCCTGCTTAGCATGATGAGTCGGCTTGTAACTGGGGTCTATATACAGCTTTACCCCGTTGTTTAACTCCATCTCCCTGTTGTACGCATCCCGCTGGATGTCAACAATAAACCGTCCAAATACACTGTCCATAATCAACTTATTTACCGCAAACTTACAACACCCATCCCATCAAGGCAAAAAACAAAAATACCCCAATCCGAAAGTGTTTTCCCGGGGTTTTGCGATACAAATGCCCCAATCCGTCGAAAATAGACATCCCTAAACTAGCCAAATTAGACAGCTAGACAGCTAATTAGCCCCACAACTAACCAGTAATAGACAATTAATAGGGTAGTATATGAGTTGGAAGGGGCAATAACACATGTAGAACAGGGGGGTGGCGTGCGTCCGGGGAACCGCACTCACACACCGGGTACCCCCTGCGGGCTTTCAGCCTCACCCGTAGTACCAAACCAACCCCCCAGCCAATTCTAATACTGGAACTAAAACTAAAAGTTTTAACTGACACAATTAGTTGTCTAACCGGCTGAAATGGTGGTGGTTAGACCGGGAACTTCTTGTAATATCAACGAGTTGATATGTACAAGAATAACCCCCAAAACTTCCCCATCAGTCAGCTTCTCTAACTTCCCGTGTGAAAACTATAGCTTGCTATAGTTCGTGTGT